TGACTGGAAGAAACACTGCCTCTTTCTGTAGTCAACTTTTGCTAGAAAGATAGACCTATCAGGAAACTCTGGAGTATCAGTTACTCTAAAGTTGCTAGACATAACACCATTAGGATTTAAGTATAACCTATCTGGAGATATTCCACAATAATCCTGATACATTTTATTGATGCCTTCAGACAATCCAAAGACTATTGGTTTAACTTGTCCGAAGAGATGAAAAACTCTCTGCCTATATGGACCCATCAACTTGGGTCTTTCAATATAAGCAAAGTGAGTTGTTATGGCACAGGGAAATTTGATGTATGGGTATAAACCTACCCAGTCATCATAATTAATATGAACAAAGTCTGGTTCAAAGTCATCAATCATACCCAAAATCTTATTTGGGTCTCCGATGTTTATTATTTGAACCTCATGTCCTAACCATTCTAGATTTAATTTATAGTCCCAAATCAATGATTCTATAGCACCCCAACCTTTAGGAGGTATGGGTGTGTTTGGACCTATAATTGTTATCTTCATTCTTTAATCCAATCCAATACATCAATTTCAGGTTTCCATCCCAGGAGTTCACCTGCTTTAGTTATGTCGGCAAAGGTTGTTTCCATTTCACCCTCTCTGGGTGGGATGTAAACTTGGTTGTCAGAGATTGCATCAGCAATCTGTTGAACAGAATATGCACTAGCACTACCAATATTAATGACTTCACCAAAGTGTCCCTCCAGTGAAGCTGTTGTAGCAAGTAGATTTGCTCTAGCAATGTCTTTTACATGAACAAAGTCTCTACGCTGCTTACCATCACCAACGATAGTCAATGGTTCTCCTGCTTCTTTCTGTCTCTTGAAGATGCCTATGACAGGTGCGTATTGCCCTCTACGTGGTGCCCTCTCTCCAAAGACATTGAAATACCTGAAGACCACTGTTTCCATGCCATACAGGTCACTATACATCTTACAGAACTTCTCTGCCGCAACCTTTGAGGCAGAGTATGGATTCAAACAATCATCAGGTTGTGTCTCAACATTTGGATATGGATTGTTACCATACCCAGAGGAAGTTGAGGAGTAAATGAAACGTTTTACTCCTGCTTCTCTAGCACATTGCAATGCCACCGTTGTTCCGACACAATTTCTTGTCACAGCATTGATAGGATTTTCAATTGCTGGTTGAAGTCTTGATTCTGCTGCTAGATGAAACACATAGTCAACGGAATCATAAAAGGTGCGGGTGAGTTGGTAGTTACTAACATCTTGTTTTGCATAGAGAACTTTGTCATTGAAGTAAAACTGATCATTGTTAGCACTCTGATCATCGAGTACAACAACTTCATGTCCCTGTTCTACAAGATAGTCAACAAGATTTGAACCAATGAATCCTGCTCCGCCTGTAACCAAACTTTTAGTCATAATTTTCACATACTAACATTTTTTCATTGACAGACTGGTGAATTAAAGTCTTCAGTCTAGTGCTTGAATAGTCATGGCTCTCTCGGTCCAACCAAACTATCTCTATATCTATATCCTTTCCAGTATAAGAACCATCTTTGTAGTCTGTTCCCAAGAAACGAATATCATAATCATCAAGGTAAGAAAGAAATGTATCTTCTGCTTGATATACTACGACATCATCAACATACTTGATTGCCTTGAGAATCTCCTTCCTCTCTTCAACGGTTTGAACTGGTTTCAGTTTATGTGGTCGTGCCATTGAAGGGTCTTCGTGTAAGGCAACAGTCAAATGATTGCAGTGTTGCTTTGCATCAGCAAACATTCTGATGTATCCAGGATGCATAACATCAAATGCACCAGCAATGATACCCTTCCTCTGTGGTTGAGTCTTAATCCAATCCTCTACATTAGCACCCTTATCATCAATGAAGATATCAGCAGTAGGTTTATGGAACATAGGTTCCAGTTCGTGATACTTGACACCCCATCTCTCCAAGAATTCTTCCGTGAGTCCAGTCCAATTTTTACCAGACCCACGACCACGAGCAGTCATGATAATAATCTTATGTCCTTCATCGTAAAGACGATTGACTGTCTCTACCATGAAAGGAATAGGAGTTGAATCCCAGTATCTTTGATTGTGTCCGTCAGGGTCACAGGGAGTATTGCAAATAGTCCCATCTAAATCAAAACAATATTTCATACCACTCCATGAAGGAAAATTTGGTGGACACATTCAACCACACCATAAGATTGACTGTCAATATGATAATTAAACAATGCGTCTTTAGCCCGCGTCATCAAAGGATTACCTGAATTAAAACCTGTCAATACACCATACGCAATATTATTACTCTCACAATATTTCTGACACTTCAGAATGTTCTCCGATTCTCCACCAGAACTCATCAAGATAACCAGAGTATCATTCTCCACATGATATTCTAAAAATTTCAGATATGCGTTTTCATATCCAAAATCATTGGCAAGCATCGTAAGCATAGAGGGGTCTGAAAATACAGATACCTTCTTCTTATGAAACTTCATATAGTCCTGTGAGATGTGAGAAGCAACAGAGTTACTTCCACCATTTCCAAGAATGATAATTCTATTATGGATAGAAAATGCTTTCTGAAACTTTGCAAACTCAATGTCCATATGAGCACATTGCAAAGTATCAATGTATTCTTTAAACGGATTCACCCAATACTCCTTCAGTTACTGCACTAATTCTAACAGAATCACATGTCGGTGTCAAAGCATTCTTTTCAGAGAATGTCAAGAAGAATCCTCCATTACCTGCGCCGCACAATTTATGCGCCAAGATGGTTTCACTTTCCTCCAAGGAAGAATCAATGTCTTTAATGATTTGATTCTCTGTAATTGTAGGACTGGTATTCTTTTTCTGCGTCCATCCCTCCTGGAATAACTTAAAGAACTCTAGATGGTCTTCAGCAAGAATTGCATCGTGTGCTTTGTCTACAGTTTCTATAAGTGGTTTTATTTTTTCAAGGTTTTCTGTGACGCTTTTGAGGACTGGTTTTGAGTTTCTCGTAACGCCAGTAAAAACCAAGTGAGTATCAAAATTATCAAGTATAGAACTAGGAAGAAACTCATACTTAACGCGGTTATTCCCCATAAACTCAATCCTTTTAAAACCGCCAATACCGCAACCGTATGGGTCTTGATAACCACAATAGGGGTTAAAAGAAATTTCAAGTTCATGTGCTAACTTACAGATTTCATGGTCCGTCATTCTTCTATTTAAGAAGATACAACATGCTTTAATCAAACTAATAATATAAGATGAAGAAGATGCCAACCCACTACCCTGTGAGTAAGCATCACTAGTAAGAGTAACTTGAACTGGTGGCATACTGAAATGTTCAAGAACAACTCTTACAACATCATTCTGTATTTCAGATACATTACTAACTTCTTCTCTGCGAGAGTAATTAATAAGGTATTTGTGTTGGTCCTTATTAAATCCAAACTTATCCTGGCTGATGGTCACATATGTTTTTAGATTAGAGGTAAAACTAATCACAGAACCATATCCATACTTATCAACAAAGTAAGGATTGTCTGTAGAACCTCCAAACAAAGATATCCGAAGAGGACAAGAAGCAATTATCATATCAAGATAGCAGAATTTCTTTTTTGTTACTAGGAGAATGCAATATCCTACAATCAAAATCAAAGTGTTCTGATGGGATGTCTCCTGGTTTTGCAAAGGATGGATGTAAGACATGGAAGTTCTCCATGTTCTCTATTCGGTAACGATTCAAATAACTTTCATCATGTGCAAACGTGACGATATCATTATCCAAATCTTTAAGAACTCTCTGGTCTAGGTCTTTCATCATATCGAAGATTTGTGGAATCTTACCACCCCAGATACACCCCTGAACATACACATCATCAGTCTGCTCATCAGTCTGAACAGATGCCAGTGACTTTGGATTCCTTTCAAAGGGCAAATCATTCCTATGCTTTGGAGAGTGCACACTCATACCAATGTTTTGACATGGGTGCGAAACACCAAAGAAATCTTTCGTGTCATCAAAGAATTCAGAGTAAGGAATGATCTCTGGTTCACAAATCATATCAGAATCAAAGTAGACATACCAGTCATAATCTTTAAATAGATCTTCATACTTCAAGATTTCACCAAACCTTTTCAATCCACCAATGCTGTGATATGTAGTATACAACCTGTCAGTGATTTTATCTTGTTTGACGTTTGAATCTTCTTGAGTATTAATTACTTTGATGTTGTCTGGAACATCATCTCCTAACTCACCATCAGTAAAAACAAAGAATGTTTTCTCATGTTCAGGAGCAAAGTATTCATTGAATGAACTGTAATAGTTTGGAAGAAACTTCAGATAATTCCCAGTTCCAATAAAGTTAATAGCAATTTTCATTTTGTTTCCTCAAGTATCTCTTTATACTGTTTGATAATGTTACTCCAATCAAAGTTATCAAAGCAATACTGCCGGATTTCCTCTCTCATATTCAAAGAAACCTTTCTATTCTCCTCGATCTTTTCCTTTAGATAATCAGTATCAGAAAGTTTATCGTCAGGAATAACAGTGATGAAGGGTTGATCAATATCTAAATTAGCAGTGCTTTGTTCAGACAAAACAAGTCCTAGACCAGCAGCCATACCCTCCAGACAAACGAAAGGATGTGCCTCTCCAGAACTTAATAGAACCATATTAGCATATGCTGTCAGATTGTCCATGATGTCTTGCTTACTCTGCTCACCAAAGTAGCAGGGGTCTTTGGAATCAAAAGAAGAATCAGAATTGTTTCCTATAAAATCAATGTTCAGATTTTTGTGCTGCAAGAATGCTTGCCTCTTCCTTGGTTCAATCTTTCCAATGACAATAGATCTATCTGGATGAGCAACATCAGTTGTATCTAGAGAATACAATTCAGTATCGATACCACAAGGTAGAACAGATACATTATCAGAATCAATTCCTCTAGAAATAAATGCTTTCTTTATCCTATCCGATAGTGAAATGATATGTGCTCCACATCCCTTAAGTAAATCATACAAGAACACACATCCAGGTTCTGGATTCTCCAGATAAGGATAGTGACTTGTTATAAACTTTTTACCACACTCTAGTTTGGGAAGTAGATTAGCATACTGATCATAATGAAGATGAACTACATCAAATTCATTTGAGTTGACCACTCTTACAATCTCATTTAAGTCCTTGGTGTTCAGGATTGTTACCTCATCACCCAGAGATTCTAATTGTTGAGTAAAGTTCCAAACCAAGTGTTCAACACCTCCCCATCCTTCAGGCGGAATAGGGAGAATGCCTTCACAGATAAAACATATTTTCATATTATCTAATTTGTTGTGGTCTCCTCCATTCAGCCCATTTTTCTTCTCCTCTATAATCAATCTCCTCTTCACAATAATCACATAAGTCAGACCCATGTGCTCTTACATCTTGCACACGTTCAGAGTTGATATACTCTTCCCAGGTATTCTCCATAAGGTTGCCCATGATCTCATCAAGACCATAGTCCTGGCAACAGATTGAAAGAGAACCATCAGGTAGAAGAACATTCTGATATACCCTAGGACACTTGCCTCTGATATTCTGTTCGGGCGGAACCTTCTCCTTCTTCTCCAGCAGCATGTTCATTGCTCTGCTGTTGATATCTCTTACTCCCACATTGTAGTACCTGGTCAGGTCATTAAGCAGAGGATGTAAGTCACCATGGCAGTGGAAATTAATCTTCCACTTGTTGGGATTTGAAATCACATAGTTGAGCATATCATAGTATTCATCACTCAACTCTGGATACTTCTTACCACCCTCTTCATAATACTGAAGAGGAATCTTGACACCAATCATTTCAAAGTATGACCCAGATGGCAAGTGAATGTTGCATTCATAAGGAATGTCACTCATCTTATCCCACTGTTCTTTAGTCAACCCCATCAAAGTGGTATTAACAAGCAGGGAAAATCCCATCTCATGCGTATGAATAATCATGTCTGCACAATCAGGATTCAAGAACGGCTCTACGTATCCAGTAAAGTTTAAACTAATTTCATCTTTAGGCATTGTGCTGATGCACTTCTTGTATGTCTCTAAAGACATCATTGTATCCTTTTCTTTGCCAATTCTCTCCCTATACCTACTGATCAAAGTAGATTGTGGACAGTATTCACAAACATTGGAACATCCAATCTTCGTTGTAACTTCAATAGAGTGTTTGCCAGGGTGTTTCATTTAAATTCTTTCCAATAGGATGTGCTTTCCCTTACCTTCATAGGCAAGATAATCTACATCTGCATATAGATCTTCTTCGTCAATTTGATAGTTAGTCCAATCCCCAAAGTAAGGTCGTCCTACATCAATTATACCAGCAATTGCATCAATACCAGCACCGACATCAAGAAATACAGCATCGGTATACTTCTTCATTCTATGTATAAGACCCGACTTGACGTGCCCCATACCCATCAAAAAGATTTTAGATGTAGAATTCTTGAGTTGTTCAGCAACCATTGCTTCAGTTGCATCCAAGTCATCACAAGCAAACTTTTGTGGTAGTGAAATATAATCTTCAAATTTTTCAAGACCAAGATACTCTTGATACTGCTCTGCTTCCATCAATTCACTAATCAGATTCATCTTGGTGCTAGCACCAATCAAACCAATACTGCCAGCGAAAGTTTCAAACAACCACTTGTTTGCAATCAAAGCATATCCATACTCTGCAGGGAAATCAATGTTGGTTTCCGAAATAACTTCTCTAAACTTATTTCTATTCTCTGGATAGATTTCGCAAGTATAATAATCACACAATGAGGCACCATCAGTAAATGCTTTGTGATTAATTTGACTATATGATTTACTCAATGCTCTACGACCAGGAGTTGCACTACCATATTCATCTGCTTTCAAAAAGAAATAATCACCATCACCAAACTTATAGAATGTTTTTGATTCATTCTTCTCAACCAGTTCAACTAGAAGTGATTTGAATCTTTCTATTTCCTCTTGAAATTCAGGATAAGATTCAGAGTTCCAGAAGCATGGGTGAGTGTCAATATTAACACATCCATCAATCTGATACTCATCTAGATATCCTTTTGGATACTTAACTTCAGCCATTGTCATACCTCATCAGTTCAAAATACTTACCCAGTTTTAATTCCATCTTCTTTGTGACGGTTTCTTTAATGTTATCCTCACTATAATTTTTATAAGGGAGGATTCTAAAGTCAACACTGAACCTGGTCATGTCAGTGGTGTTGACTCTGTTGCCATGTTTTAAATTAGACCCATTCCAAATGTAATACTCACCGTATTCAGCATTCATTGGTCGATAATCACCCTTGTCTTCTACAGACTCTACCCAGATTGTAGATGTCTCTTTTGCTACCGTGATTGGTAAGAATACATTTACTTCATATGGACTATGACTATAAGTTTTATCCTTGTGAAATTCTGCTACAGAAATGTTGTTAGGAACTTGAGCTCTGAAGGTAGGAACCTTCTGATACAAGATGTCTTCCCCAAAGTGAGGAAGAATAACTTCCTCAATAAACTTACTGTAAATGTTTAGGAAGTTAGATTCTCTTACTTGA